ACTTTGGCTAACGACCCAATCTATACAGGATTCTTCAATTCAAAAGGATTTATCAAATCTAGAATTGACCAGTTTTTGCAATCCGACGGGATTAATTTAATCTTGAATGTTACTGGAACTATCATTCCAAACTTCACTGACGACAACGGCACACTTAGATACATCCAAACACTCATCAACAACCAAACACAGTCAACTGGAATTTTCTGTGCAGTTAACGAGGAGGCATTGGATGATATCCTAAATAATCCATCGGTTGTGGATTTGGTTGGTCACCACTTGGTTGATGAGATTGGTCCAGATGCTGACATTACAAATACACCAAAGAATCTAAACTTCCTTTCTTATAACCAAAACTTATTTGCCGACTTCACTTACTTCAGAAATGTAGATGGTGCAACAGGTGGTACTGCAGTTACAGACACTGGAATTTCACCTAACACAGGTTTAGATCAACTCCCTGAAACTGGAACTCTTCTTACGGACACACTTTTCAATACTGCACCAAATGCAGGTATTCCTGTAACTGATTTCGATACATGGGTGTTAACAACGAACAGGATTGTTTTGGACACATTGTTCACTAACCCATCTTTCCATGACGATCAAATTGAGACGTTACAAACATTCTTAACCACCACGACTTCTGCACCAGCAGATAGATGGGTCTTAGGAAAAGTTACCTCAACCCTTCCAGTCCCAGGATATCTTGGATTCTACGATGGGGATTTGGTTAAATTGAGAGTTCAATCATTCGAATTGATTACTAATTCAACTTTGCCTGCTGGCGAGCAATTACAGATCAGAATGAAACTTTCACATCCTTTGATAGGTGCAACTCTTGCAGGAACATACGTTGAACCTTGGTATGAAACTAACAAATCGACACCAGATGCATACCAAATTGGATCCCCAGATTACTTCGATAGAGATGACTATTTTTTCTCTCCTGACATTCCAATTGGTGATGACAGTTACCTAGCATATGAAAACTCAGAAGCTTATAAAGACTATTCAAAAGGAAATATTGGTGATGGAGATGTTGATTGGTTAGATGATACTGGATCACTTCTTCAATATTTGAAATTTGAGATTAACATTGACAGAGATGGTTATCAAGTTCTTGTGATCAGAGCTTATTCTGATTCTGACTATGCAACCCCAGAAGCTATTGCTAACTTCAACGTTTCATATATTTCTTCTTTGCCAATTGGAGTTAACCAAACAAGTGGTCAAAGCTTCAACGTTGTATCGACAGCAGGTAATATCAGTGACTACATCGATATTATAACTCAATTAGCTGCCAACATCGTTGAGCTTACAAGTGCTAATGCAGATGCATCTAAGATCAAGGTAGGGGATCTCCTAGTATCGACGGACGTTCAGATCTATGATAATCCTTCAACTGAAAATCTTCAATCAAGGTTAACTAGAGTTTTAGAGGTTAAAAGAGTAGCATCTCCTTCTTCACCTGGTCTGTTCACAATCCAAGTTAGAACTGAGAGACCTATCAAATTGTATCCTGGAACATTCTCTAGAATTTTCAGATTTAAGTCTATCCAGGAGTTCACTAGCACATTCGACATGACCTTTTTGCCTGGTGCTGCTATCAAACCTGGATCTGTACCAAATGGAACTGATACTAGAATGAATGAAATTCTTGACGTTCTTTCTAACACAGCTCTTGAAAGAGCGTTATCAGACGTTGACATTATCACTTTCAGATACATCGTTGATACATTCGACGGTGGTATTCAGCCAAACTGTAAATATCAACTTACTAAATTGGCTAAGCGCAGACAAAAGTGTATGGCAATCTGTAACGTTCCTTCTATTCAGAAATTCTCTGATTCTATTGATCCTAGATTCTCTGATGCTCCTACATCAACTGATCCAGCACCAATTCTTCAAGCAAGATACATTGCTGATGGCGGTAATTTGACCTTGAATCCTTCTTTCACATTCTCATTGCCTGATGATGATCTTGGAGCTAAATTCTCTGGTTTCTTCTCACCATTCTTGACCATTAGAGAAAACAGCAAGAATTTGAATGTGCCTCCAGCTGCTTACGTTTCAAACAATTTCATTCGTAAGTTTATCACAGGAGAACCTTATTCGATCGTGGCAGGGGTTAAAAGAGGTATTATCTCAGCTAGCAACCTAGTTGGCCTAGAATATGACTTCGACGTGTCTGATAGAGAATATTTGGAGCCATTCGGGATCAATCCAATCATCAGAAAAAGAGGAATTGGTATTGTAATTTACGGAAATCAAACAAGTTACCAAAGAACAAACTCAGCATTCAACAACTTGCACGTTAGAGATCTTTTGATCACTCTATCGTCTGCAATTGAGCAAATTTTGGGTAACTACGTGTTTGACTTCAATGAAGATTCTGTTAGATTGGAAATCAAAACATTGGTTGATAATTACTTGAGCGGGGTAAGATCAGTAGGTGGTATCTACAACTACTTGACTATCATGGATTCTTCTAATAACACACCGGCCATCATCGATCAAAACATCGGAATTATCGATGTAATCCTTGAGCCTACAAGAGGAATTCACAAGTTCATCAACAGAATGACTGTAACCAGAACGGGAGGTATCTCTTCAGGAGGATTTATACAATTTAGTTAATCGAATTTGGGGTTAACAGAAAGCGTAGATATATAAATTAAATTCACCATGGCAGGACTACCACACTATTCAAGTTCCAAGGCTTCAGTTAATAAATTCGAGCCTGTTTTCTTAAACCAGTTCGAGGTTACAATTACGCCTCCAGCTGCAATTCCAGTAATCACTGGAAATCCAGGAAGTGGAAACATTCTTTTGGAACATGTAACAAGGGTATCAGGTTTACAAGTAGACCAAAACCCAGGAGAAATAACTCAGGCATACAAATTTGCCAAAAGATATTATTCTGGAGCAGCACCAAGGACTACAGGTTTAGATGCTGACATAGAATTTGAAGTGAACTTGGATGATAACAACTCCATGTACGTATTCAAAACTCTGCGTCAATGGTCAGACTTGGTTTATAATCCTGTTACAGGTGCTATGGGTATCAAAAGGGATTACGCAGGTAATATTTTAATCAATGTATTCAATAGACAAGGTGATGTTCATAGAAGGATTAATTTGAGAGATTGCTTTCCAATGACTCCTATCACCGATATGGCTTTAAATTACACACAAACAGCCATTTACAAACTGAACATCACTTGGGCAGTTGACTACTTTGAAGACGTTTTCATCTAATATAAAAAAATGGCAGGACTACCACATTTTAGCTCAGCAAAAGCAGCGGTTCAATTATACGAACCAGTATATCTTAACCAGTTCGAGGTTATTTTGAATCCTCCAGCAGGAGTATCTAATCCACTTGGAAATGGTGGTAGAACTCTTTTGATGGAAAACATTCTTTCTGTAACCGGATTGGCAGTAGATAAAAACCCAGGAACTGCGGAACAGCGATACAAATTCTCAAAAAGAAGATATGCAGCAGCAGCAGTTGAAGATACTGGTGTTAAAGTAAGAATTGAATTCGAGACCAACTTGGACGATGCAAACAGTAACTATGTTTTCAAAACTTTGAGACAATGGTCAGACTTGGTTTACAATCCTCTAACTGGTGCCGCTGGGATTAAATCCGTATATGCTGGAGGAACTTACATTCTAGTTAGTATTTTCAACAAACAAGGAGATGTTTTCAGAAGAGTTAAGTTGGTAAATTGTTTCCCCGTTGACCAGATCAAAGCTTTAGACCTTGATTATACCAATGGATCAACCCCTTTCAAAATAGCACTCTCGTTTAGAGCAGATTATTTCGAAGATTTATTCAATTAATTTCATTTATTAGTTCCGTATAAATATATAGATGGAGACTCTACAAAGTCTCCATTTTTTTTGGACCTAAGACCCCAAACTAAATGTTTAACTACAAAAAATATGGACGATAGTTGTGCTCAGAAAAAACAAACAAAAAATAGGCTCACTCTGTCTGGTATTGGCAACTTTTTTCAATCCATTCGGTTTCGACATCCTTTTCGCTTCAATCATGAAATGGACGAATTCCTATTGGCATACAATTTCAATTTTCTACTTCCTTTCGGCTTTCTTCTTTGGGCTGTACTTTTTTTTATCAAGTAACAAGAAACTTAAAGATAATACAAAGTAAAATAGTAGATACCCGGTGGGTATGAAATTGTAAATATAGAATACGAATGGATTTAAACCAAGACGACATCCTGATGAATCAGTTGTCACAGAGGGAATCTCAAT